CTTACAGTTACGGAGATAAAAGACTTTGCCGAGCTCTCGAACAGGGACACAGGGGATGCATGGCTCGACCTTCTGGATAATGCCAGATACACGGTTGCGACCCGGTACGCGGATTATCCGGGGTTCTATATTTCTCATGTGCCTCTGTTCTGCAGCGCGGATAGCGATTACACACGGCTTCAGTACCTGAGGCCTGCTGACAAAATCAGGAGGCTGGTGAGAAATAAAATCATGAAGTTTCTTGAATCCCCGGCTCATGCTGAGGCGGGCCTCGGCGGGCTTACTTCCCTGAAAGTCGAGATTGATAACGCTATAAGCAGCGTCATGGAGATCAAGGGGGACAGAGAAATTGTTTCCCACACAACAGAGATTGACCCGAACCAGGATATTCTTGGTACAGGGAAGGTTTACGGTAAAGTTAAATTCACCCCGATAGGGACGATGGAAGAGATTGAAATCGACCTGTCGGCTGTGTCATAGGAGGTAACTGATGTCAGCTGAAGAATATAGCTGGAGAAATACGGATGTCTATTTTGGCGCCCGCCTGCTGGTAAACGTTGAAGAGGTGAGCTACAAGAGGACATCCGAGAACGAGGTTTTTTACGGCAACGATGGAGAGCCGTCAGGATGGGGCCGCGGTGAACTGAAAGGTGACGGGTCAATAACAGTGAGCGGGCAGGAATACGCGCAGATACTGGATTTCGCGGTAGCGCAGGGTTATGACCTGCTGAAGATGCCTCCTATACCGCTTATCATTGTTGAGAAGTCCGAGGATCTCCCGACAATCAGGCATATCCTGTCGCAGGTAATTTTCAAGGAGACAGGGTTTGAAGGCAAAAATAAAGACAAGCGTTTTCTGCACAAACTCCCGTTTGATATAGTGGGGCCCGTGCAGGTAACAAAAGGAGTGTAACGATGCTGCACGAAAATTATAAACCGCTTGATGACGCGACTCTGGAAGCCCTTGCAGCACAGATAGCGGGCTGGAAAAAACAGTACGATGCCCAGGGAGGCATACGGCTGATTGAGGTTGACGGCGAGGAGGATGACGAGAAGTTCCAGGGCATTTTTAAAGTTCCGGGAAAGGCTGACCTCGCTGCAGCGACAAAAGAGGGGCTGTCGGAAATGGAGAGCAATGAGCAGCTCTGCATGCTCTGCGTTTTGTACCCTGACCCTGTTCTTTTCAGTGATATCCTGAATAGGAATTATGGGCTGGTGACTCCGATAACAAAAAAACTTCTCAAAATTTCGAGGATAACAACAGAGGCACGCGCAAAAAAGTTGTAACCCAGAGGGAGATTGAACTCGAAGCCGGAGCCGGGGGAGATGTGCTGATAAGGCACTACTTCCCCGGAACCAATCCGGAGACTCTCTCTGATGATGAGTATAACAAGATGATTGTGGACGCACACTGGCTGGAAGAGAGAAAGATGCAGCTTATGGCAAACGCCATAGCAATGGCTTTTGGAGAGTAAAATGAGCGATTTTGTATTAAGAGCGGTACTGGGGATAAAGGATGACGCGAGCGGCCCTGCGGCACGTATCGGCAATTATTTTGTAAACCTCAAAGAGAAGATAAAGGGCGCCGAAGGGGGACTTGAGTCATTCAATAAGCACATGGGGAATTTAAAAAGCGGGATGAAAGATCTCGCCATTGGGACTGCTGCGAGCATAGCTGTTAAATCCGTTGTATCACCTGCCCGCGATCTTAATAAGGAATTGGGGACTCTCGAAGGAGTTTCCGGCGCTACAGGCGAAGAGCTGAAAAAACTGAAATCAGCCGCACTTGAAGCCGGTTTATCAACAAACTGGAAATCCAATGAGGCTGCTGCAGGACTAACCGAACTCGCCAGTGCTGGCATGTCCACCGAGCGTTCAATGAAATCGTTAATACCTACACTCGATCTCGCGACTGCTGCTGCAGGTAAAATAACGGTTGGGGATTCTGCGGCTTTAATGGGTTCTGTCATGAATTCCTGGAAGCTGGCCGGAGATCAGGCCTCACATACTGCCGATGTGTTTGTCAAGATGGGAGACCTGACAAACTTTTCAATTGATGAGCTCAGCGGAGCATTCCGCGGGGTGACCATGATTGCCCCTATGGCCAACCAGGAGCTTGAAGGAACCGCAGCGGTTATGATGTCAATAAGGTCTGCGGGTGCGACGTCCGTTGCCGCTGGCGAAAAATTGCGGATGGCTCTCAGCAGTCTTATGACACCGAGCTCCAACGCGAAACAGGCATTACAGGCTCTTGGAGTATCAACCCGTGATTCGGTGACCGGAGAGATGAGGAGCATGATCGATATATTTAGCGACATGCAAAATAAAATGAAAAACGCAACGCCCGCGCAGCGGGATTATTATGTCTCAACAATCCTCGGCGCTGAGGGGATGTCTGCCTATAACGCGACAATGGGCGCTATGGCTGAAGTTACCGAGAACGGTGTGACCAAAACGCTGAAGGGTGTTGATGCCGTGCGCTACTGGGAAAGCAGTCTAAAAACTGCAGACGGCGCGGCACGCCGATTTGCGTCATTACAGGAGAATACCCTCGCCGGCAGTGAAACTAAACTATCAACGGTATGGGTAACTTTGAAAACTCTTCTGGGTGACGCGCTGGTTCCGGCATTGACGCAAATTAACAAGCTATTTGTTGCAATACTTACTCCGATAGCCCGGCTGGTGAAAGAGAGTGCTGCGCTTCGTACAGCTATTGCCTGGATTATTCCCGCGGTGGCAGGATTTACCTTGCTCGCAGGAGCCATAAAAATAACAAACGCTACAATCGGGTTATATACAATACTATCAAAAGCAGCGGGTAAAGAAACTTTCAGCCTGCTTGGTTCAATTAAAAATATAATCCCGTCAATACGCTCATTGAGTGTTGTTCAATGGGCATTGAATACTGCTTTTTTAGGTTGTCCGGTAGTCTGGATAATTGGCGGGCTTGTAGCACTGGGAGTGGGAATTTATGCACTGGTGAAGAAATGGGATACGGTAAAAGCTGCATTTACAGGTGCATGGAACAGCATCAAAAACGCATGGGGGAATGCTCCGGGATGGTTTAAGGGGATAGTCGCTCTTGTATTATTACCTTTCTGGCCGTTTATTCAACTTGGTAAACTCATAGTTAATAACTGGGGGAGCATTAAGACTTTCTTTAGTGGACTATTTGATACAGTTGCTTCTGTGTTTACTAAAATATGGGAAGTAGTCAGCGGTGTCCTGGGTAAAATATGGGAAAAGATTCAGTTTGTATGGGAGCCTATTAAAAGTGGTCTCACAACAATTGGCGAGTTATTCTTTGGAGATGTTGAAAAACAGGCAGAAAAAGCTGGCAAAGGTATGATGACAGCCTACGGCAAGGGAATTAAATCGAACATGGATGTGCCTTTAAAAGCTGTAAATTCAGTTCATAAAGAAATACAGGCAAACCACAATCAATCCGACGCCAAAAAAGGCCCATTAAGTAATACCTCAAAATGGGGCCGTTCTTTTGTTGCCACATGGGCAGGTGGTGTTGACCGTGAAGCCAGGTCAACTGATGTTGTGAGGAAATTTGTTACGCTCCAGGCGAAGCAGATCAACGCGCAGTCCCCGGTTATACAGAAGATTGCGAGCAGAAAAACCGAAGCGAAGAATCTCCTTGGCAGCCTGAACGTCAAAGTGGACGGTAAAGACATGACTGTGGACAAGCTGGCCGGAATGCTTGCCCAGGTAATATCCCAGGAACTTAACAGGGTAACGGCGGTATGATATGGATATACTTGAAGCTGTTGGCGACGTTTTAACTTTTGCCGGAGGTTCATCCATACCGCACCCGCTGTCACTCCTGAAGCGTGACATATATCCCCTTGAAATCGGCGGGTACAAGTTTCTGGATGGAGCCCTGATACAGGTAAGGGGATCGAAGAATATTCAGGTTACGGAAATCCCCGGAGGTAAAACAGCACAGAAAGAACTGGTAGGGATGAATGATTATACGATTGAAATAGCATCAAAGATCGTGTGTCGCAACAATACTCAGCTTCTGGCCGAACTGAAGAATATCATTGCACTCTGGGACAAAAGCGACTCGCTGGATATCATCTGTCCTTACACCGAAGCTTTTGGTATAAAAAAAATCGCAATCTATGACTTCAGCCCTGTCATTCGAGAAGGGTTCCAGTCTATACTCTGGTACACAATCAGCGGATACAGTGATAACGACATCACCCGGAAAACGGAAATCCGGCAGAGCCGGTTTGCCAAAATACAAAAGATGATAGGTATCGCATGAAATATACAGTACGCAAAGATGATACCATATTCACACTGGCTGTCCTGTTTTATTATTCGTGGGAGATGTGGCCGCTGTTATATTATTTCAACGCCGCGGTTATCGGCGATGACCCGATGACCCTTGTTCCAGGTACTACACTGGAAGTCCCGGAGCCGTTGATGGTTGAAAAACGTCATCTGGCCGCCCCAGGCGATACAAGCATTTCCCTGAGCAAGAAGTATTACGGTGTGGCATATTACTACAGGCTTATTGAAGAGGCCAACGACTGGCCCGCTGAACTGACTGTGGGCAATAATTACAAGATACCTGCACTCTGCAGCAAAATTGAATATGATGCCGCTGCAGACTTAAGGAGAGAAATTCATGTTGAGTTTGACAAATAAGCTGCTGATTGACGGCGCAGAGATGAAACTCGCGTCAGCGAACATTATCACGTTCCTTGACCCCGGATACTCTGAGGCAACAATCGTTGTTCCTGGCATTTCTCCTGACAAATTCAATGAAGGCCAGGAAGTTGAACTATATCTCGGTTACGAGAGATATGGCCTCAAGAATGAATTCTCCGGGAAGATTGAATCCGTCTCACCCAAGAAACCCGCCGAGCTCCGTTGCTGCGATTATTTCTATGAGCTGCGGAGGAAGAGGATAAACCGGACGTTCAAAAATACAACAATAGAGAAGATACTTCAACAGGTTGCTCCCGGCTTTGAGCTGGTGATTGACGATGAAGCAAAAAGCAAGAAGGTGAGCACTACTGTTTATGCCAGAACATCGCGGTGGGTGATTATGAAGCTCGCAGCGGAGTACGGGTTCCTGGCTTTTTTCAGGGAAAAGAAACTTTATTTTGTAAAACAGGAATACCTGGAGTCTCTCACCGATGAAGCCATATACGAGGAGGGTGTGAACATTTTCGAGGACAGCCTGTTTTATCATACTGCGCAGAAGGTCGGGAAAGTAACTGTTTATTCTGAGACAAAGAACGGTTACCTTATCAGGGCAAGTTACGGTTCCGGGCAGGATGAAAAGATATATACGATAGCTGGATTAAATAACGGTGAGGGTTGCTGGGAGCGTGCAAAAGAGATTTACAATGAATTGAACTACGAAGGATTTAAAGGTGAGTTCAAGACATTCGGATATCCCTTTGTCATGCCGGGGATGTACGCCACGCTGTATTCAAAAATATCGGGGAAAGAAGGCGTGTACAGGTGTGACAAGGTTGTGACAGATTTCGGCAGCTCGGGATTTAAGCGCACCGTAACTATCGGCGTGAAGCATCGCCGCAGAGTGCCAACGGGGAGAAGGTTATGGAATTAAGCCAGGCTTTTGTAGCATACCTGAGGGAACACTATCCAATCCATGCACCGGCTCAGGGGAAGATATTTAAAGTATCTGAGTCTGATGGAGTCTGTTCTGTTTCTTTCGCTGACGGGAGACCGGTGAACGACAGGGTCACGCTGCAGTCAATTTTAAATCCGGATATACTTATCATTCCTGCGGACGGCAGTGAGGTTATTGTCGGTTACATGGATAATTCACTGAACCGTAGTTTTTTGATGAAGGTTGCCAGGGTTAAGAAAGTGATCTGGCATACATCCCCGGACAAGGCGATGAATATAGAGATGTCTGATGAAGGGATTACTATTGAGAACAATAAAGGGCGGTTTGTTTTATCCGATGAGGGAATAAATATCGGACAGGGCACTGAACCTATGGTCAAAGGGCAATCATTAAGTACCTGGTGCGCGGCAGTTGACGCGGCCCTTGCCGCTATAATTGCATGGGGTGCGACGGGAGTTGCTCCAGGTTCTACAGGAGGGATTGTTCCACTTGCTGGTGTACAGCCGACGGCTTTTAATCAGAACATTCTATCTCAGGAGAATAAAGTATCATGAGTAATATTCTCGGAGCGGACATTGCAGTCAATGACGACGGTGATTTTATAATAGATGTATCGGCAGGGGACTTCGCGGGAGTTGACGGACTCGACTGCGTCCTGTCTGACCTGAAGTTCCTGGCTGGTGTGTCACCAGGGAGTCTCATTGACGCGCCTTATTCAGGTGCGTTGTTCAGCAGGGATATCCCAGCGACTGATTTTGAGATACTGAAAGTCCAGAGAACATACGAGGATTTTCTGAGACAAGACCCACGGGTTAAAGAAGATTCCATCAAGGTTGAAGTTTCTGTCAAAGCTGGCGTGCCGGCCTTTTCTGTGTCATTCAAAACAATTGATGAGCAGGTTGTTAAAAATTTGATACTGTGAGGTGACTATGAATTTCAATATAAGCCAGGATGAAGTAAAGAGTGCAATACTCAAGAAAATCAGCGAGGACGATAAGCTCAACAAGCTGACCAATCTTAATGAGGGTTCACGATGGATGCTTATTATCAATGCATGCGTGTGGGCCATTGTCTATTTCATCCAGAATGCCCTGACCGCAATTTACGATGCCATCTTTATCGAAAGCTCCGACAGATATGCCCTGATCAGGCGGATGAATGATGAAGAGGAAACAATCAAGGGAGAAGAGTACGCTTCAGGTATAGTGCGGATAGGCTCTTCCGCACTGCCGATCGAAAGAATCGATATTGCACAGGGTTCATTTGTCAAAACTGAATCCGGATATTCATACGAGGTTGTATCAGGCGGATATATAGATGGTTCAACCCCATCAGATTCACGTGGGAAATATACAGTTGCACTTGAGGTGAAGGCTGCCCTGCCCGGTGAAAAGTATAATGTCCAGGCCGATGCTATCAATCAGCTTGAGACCAGCATTGACGGCATTAATGTAGTTTACAATCCGGCAGATATTACCGGCGGACAGGACATAGAATCTACAGAGAGTATCAGGAACAGAATTAAAGAATCGAAGAAAGACCCAGGCCGCGGGACCATGTCCTGGTTTAAAAGCCAGGCTGAGACATTTCACGGAGTCAGCAGAGCTATTGTTATACCCAGATATTCCGGGCGCGGTACTGTGGGGATATTGATTCTCGGTACTGGTGGAGTTGTTGCGGATTCTCTCCTGGTGCAATTAAGCAATTATTTCAACAGCGACGATATAGACCCTGCGGGGGCATATTATGTTATTCCATTTAAGGCTCAGTACTTCTATCAGGACTATACAATCAAAGTATTCTATGATCCAGCAGTGGGAGCTCCTTCAGACTCAGAACTGAATGCAGCGATATCTGCGTACTATTCGACGCTTTCACCAGGAGATAAACAGGTACTATCGGTTATCAAAGCCTATATTCTGCAGGCCGGGATGAAGGATGTTGATATTATATCACCCACGGAAAATGTCACTGTTCCGGATTATAAATTATCCGCGCTTGGGAATATAACCTGGCAAAAAGAGGCATGGAATGGATAGATTCACTTATTCATTTTATGCATGGGTCTGGCAACATCTCCCGCTTAAAATCAGAAAACTTCAGGACGGGATTATCGGCAGATTCATCAAGGCGCTTCTGTCCCCTTTTGAATCAGTAATCACAGGACTGGCAAATACTTTATATGATCAGCTTTTTTTGGATAGTTGCTCTGGTGATTCCCTCCAGAAGCACGGAATGAATTACAACCTTACACAAGCGATAGACGAATCAAAAGATGAGTTTCTGCAGCGATTCCGCATCTGGCGGTTGATTATAACAGCAGGCGGAGTTAAAAAGTCAGTAAAGACCGCTTTATCAATTTATACCGGAGTACCAGGAGATCAAATCACAATTACAGAGGGGATGGGATCGTTTGTGTTTGACGCTTTTAAAATAGGGGTCACAGCAATAGGGTCTGGAATGATTGTCCACAGTACTCAGATATTTGTCTTTAAAATAATATTGCCCGATTTATCAGCATTAACACTTAACAGGGGATATATTCTCAACCAACTCAACGAATTCAGCCCAAGCAATGAGTTCATAATTATTGAAAAACGCAGTACCGGCGATTATACATGGGAGGCAGCATGAGTGAGATAATTTATGATCAGAATTATCAAGGGATTCAGGGGGTTAATTATCCTTCTGATGGAAAAGTTTTTTATCAGCAGGATTTTATGAAGGAACAGGTTGATATCGGCGGTGAGATAATAGACCGGGAATCGGATTATTTCACAGCTGGTGTGATTGAAGGTTTCGCCGTGAGCTTATCCGCTACAGCGGGATGTATTGATATTACTGCTGGTATTGCACGAGATCCACTGGGCAGGCGGGTAGTATCAGTTGCAATATCAGCCAAAGCTGTGCCTGATCTTCAGACGACAGTTCTGGCGATAAACCATGTTTGGGAATTCGAACCATACATTCTGGACGGGACAAATGATACGAAATACAGGAGGAAGCATTCTTCATTGTTCGGATTTTATGCAGCAGGGAACGTTCCGGCGAATGCAATACAGCTCTTCAAGGTGCAGAGAAGCGGCAATACTGTTACGATTCTGGAGGATTTGAGAGTATTTTCAAGGCTTAAAGATTCAGGCTCAACCCCTATAGGCTCAATAACATCATGGCTGCCGGGATATTTTGGTAATGGCAATAACGAAGGATATATAGCCGTAGCATTATCGCTACCAGCAAACTGGAAAGTCTGCGATGGCTCCCTGTTTAATGATCCTGACTCCCCTATATTCAATGGGGCCAACCGTTACCTTCCTAACCTTACAGACTCCAGATTCATTATGGGTTCTACTGTGGCCGCTTCCGGGGCCATAGGTGGGAATGCCGGGAATCAGGTTACTCTCAGCATAACAAATCTACCGTCGCACGCGCATACGATGGCACATTCACATAGTTTTTCCGGTAGTACCGGTCAAGAAAGCGAA